GAGGGTCGTGCTGCTGCAGCGCAGCAGCTGACAGAGCTCGGCGCTAGTCAGGAAGATTTCGTGTGGCATGGCAGGTGCTCCTCGTGATGTGTAGAAACACTGTGCCGTTCTGTGAAAGCTTTTTGGGCTGGAATTCGACCACATTCTTGTAGGTTTAGGATTTCGCCACGATGGCTCAGGGAAGCACTTCAGTTGTCGACTGAGGCATAACTCCGACGATGTGTTGAGCAAAGTGTTGAGCAGAAACGAAAAAGGCCCACCTTGCGGTGAGCCTAAGTCGTTGATATCTATGGTGCCGGCACCAGGAGTCGAACCCGGGACCTACTGATTACAAGAAAACCCTTTTCGGGTTGCTGGTCAGGCACTTAGGTGCGGGCTTGTTACGTAAGCACAGCGCCAGCGGCCGGATTCCTTGCGGAGCCCGGCGCGCTTGTTACGCAGGTTTCGGTGGTATCAGAGAGCGGAGGGGGCGACCTTCGGGACGCTCAGGTCGTAGATGTCGAGCATGGACTCGTCGCGGTGGCCGCTGGCTTCCTGCTTGTCGGCCCGGGTACCAGGGGTGTCGGTGATGCCGCGTCGCTTGAGGTCGTGCAGGCCGAAGCGCTGCTCCGCCGTGATGACGCCGGCCGCGATCGCGTTACGCATGAAGCGGTTCCAGGCAGTGTCCAGGCCGGACTTGCCCAGCGGCCCGCCGTGGTCGGCGGTGATGATGAAGCGCTTCTCCGGGAGGACTGGCACCGCTGTGCCCCGGGCTTTCCACACCTGGGCGCGTCGCGCCTTGGCGGCATCCCAGGCGGCGCGCAGCCGCGGCGTCCAGGTGACCACGTTATCGCGGCTGCCCTTGCGCCGATTGGTGAGGATGCCCTCGGGCAGCTCGTTGGCGTCGGTCAGGGTCACGACCTCGATGCCGCGCAGCCGGCACAGGTAGGCCAGCTCCATGACGTAGCTCAGGTGCGGCGGTACCGCATCCTTCTGCCCGCGTTTCAACTGGCCCAGCTCGCGGGCGCGGTCGATCAGGCGTTGCATCACTTCGAGCGACGGCAGGCGGCGCTGCTTGCGCTCTACCGGTGCCTCGATGCCCATGGCGGGGTTGCTGTCCAGATAGCCGCGGTTACGGCCCCACTGCATCACTAGCCGCAGGTACCGCAGCGCGTGGGCAGCCTTCGACGGCGTGCCCTCGTCGGCGATCCGATCGATGAGGCGCTGGATTAGAGCAGGGGTGAACTTGCGCACGGCCAGCTCGCCGAGGGGCTTGCCGAGCTTGGTGGGGATGTTGACCAGGACGTCGCGCGACCAGCTGTAGCTCTCCTGGGTCTTCGGAGCCAGCCGCTTGAACTTGGCGCTGTCGTGGTACTCGCGGCACAGGAAGTTGAGGCTTTCCCGGTCCACGCCGTTGCGCACTTCCATGATGCGGTGCAGCTCGCCGAGCGTGGCCGAGCTGTTGGCGATGTTCTGCCGGCGCTGCCGGCCGGCTTCGTCGCGGTGCAGGGTGTACCAGCTGCCTTTGCCGCGGTGATCAAAGAAAACGGCCGCTGGGATAGCGGCCTGATCAATGTGCGGTGGGATGTGGGGGTTGTGCTTCCTTGCTCGCCTCATAGGATCTCGACGCCGTACTGCTCCTGGGTGCCGGCTTTCAGCCCGCCGGCCTGGTTGATCAGATCCACCGTGGTCCACGGCCCGGTGCGGCCGCGGAACAAGCGGATGCCCTGCTCGTGCAGGGCCCGCTCCACGTCGGCCCGGCGTGCGTAGCCGGTGATGCGCTTGAGGTCGTCGAAGGTCAACACGCTGGAGGCTTCGCTCATGGGCGGGCCTCCAGTTTACTGCTGCTGGCCGGTGGCCATCGCCGAGAATTGAGGTTCCGGCCTTCTCGCCTCGGTCCGCTAGCCATGCTGCCCTCCCAGCCACTCGCTACGGCAAGCCCACTGCCGGCGCATCTCCTCGATCAGCTTTGCTGCGCTGGCGGTGCCTCGATGTTTGGCGATCATCGCGGTGAGTTCGGTGATGCGCTCTGCCGTGGTGTAGCCCTTGCGAAGCCAAGTTCTG